GTTAAGAAATTTATTGCAAGTTCTTCAAGATACTTAGTATTTGAACAAAACACAACAGCAACAAGAAACAGATTCTTAAATATTGTTAATCCTTATTTAGAATCAGTACAACAAAGACAAGGATTGTTTGCATTTAGAGTTCAAATGGATGAAAGCAACAACACACCAGATGTAGTTGATAGAAATCAATTAGTAGGAGCTATTTACTTACAACCAACAAAAACAGCTGAATTTATAATTTTAGACTTTAACATCCAACCAACGGGAGCTACATTTGATGGTGGTGGTGGATCAGGTGGTGCAGGTGGTGCAGGTGGTGCAGGTGGTGGCGGAGGTTACTAAAAAGTTAAAAAGCATTATATTTATAATTGAATAATAAAAATAACAATAAAAGATGGCAATATTAGATACAAACGAAATGATGTTTACAGCATTTGAACCTAAATTACAAAACAGGTTTATAATGTACATCGACGGAATCCCAGCATTCCTAGTTAAAAAAGTAGGACGACCAAATATCTCTTTTGGAGACGTAACACTTGATCACATTAATGTGAAAAGAAAAATAAAAGGAAAAGCTGATTGGCAAGACATTACATGTGATCTTTATGATCCAGTAACACCATCGGGTGCTCAAGCAGTAATGGAATGGGTTCGTTTGTCACATGAGTCAGTTACAGGTAGAGATGGTTATTCTGATTTCTATAAAAAAGACATTAGATTTAACGCTTTAGGTCCTGTGGGTGATGTAGTTGAAGAGTGGATTTTAAAAGGAGCTTATTGTAAACAAGCTAACTTTGGAGACGCTGATTGGACTTCAGACACACCAATGAATATTAATCTTACTATTAGAATGGATTATGCTATCTTAAATTACTAATAATAATAAATTATATAAAAAGAAAGCGCCTAATTTGGCGCTTTTTTTGTTTCTCTATATATGTATATCTGAACTAGTTTTAATAATTAAATAACGTTATGGAAGAAACAAAACACCAATTTCCAACAGAGGAAGTTACATTACCATCAAAGGGTTTATTATACCCTAAAGAATCACCACTTTCAACAGGAGTCGTTGAAATTAAGTATATGACTGCTAAAGAAGAAGACATTTTAACAAATCAAAATTACATACAAAAAGGAACAGTAATTGACAAATTATTGAAATCACTTATTGTAACACCTATTGATTATAATGATTTACTAACAGGAGACAAAAATGCTATTCTTATTGCTGCTCGTATTTTAGGATATGGAGCAAATTATGAATTTAAATATCAGGATAAAGATGCAAGTGTTGATCTTAGTGAATTAGAAGACAAGGAATTAGATGAAAGTTTAATTGTAGAAGGTAAAAATGAATTTGATTTTACATTACCTTTTTCTAAAAAATCAATTACATTTAAACTTTTAACCCAAGCAGATGATACTAAAATCCAAAATGAGTTAAAAGGTCTTAAAAAAATTAACAAAAATTCTAACCCAGAAAATACAACACGTTTAAAACATACAATTTTATCTGTTGATGGTGACATTACACCAAAAACAATTAGAGAATTTGTAGACAATTCGTTGTTAGCAAGAGATGCAAGAGAGTTAAGAAAATATATAAATCATGTGTCTCCTGATGTGGATTTAAATGTGAATTTAACTTTAGGGGATGGAGAAGTAGTAGAAAATATTGCTTTGCCCATCGGTGTTAACTTTTTTTGGCCTGACGTCGAATTATAGAAGTATTATATTCCAACAGATCCATGATCTAGTGTACCACGGTAAAGGCGGCTTCGTACACTCTGAGGTTTATAATATGCCCATATGGATGAGAAAATTCCATATACAAAAAATAAATAAGTTTTTAGAAAAACAAAATGATGAAATAAAAAAACAACAAGGAAACGAAGAAATTGGAGATGGCAAACAAGTTCAAGGACCTAACATTTCACCTTCATCAACATTTAACTTTTAAGTAGAGGCATCGTATGATGCCTTTATTTTTTTTATATTTATATGTGAATAATAATATACTATGGCAAAAAAAGATTCAAAATTTTCTCAAGAAGAAGCCTCTATGGCTAGGGAAAGAGTAGATTCTCTTAAAGAAGCATTGGGTATAAATTCTAGAATAAATGAAGAACAAAGAACCCAATTAAGCTTAACTAAACAAGTAGCAGCACAAGCATTAGATTTTATAGGGAAACAAGAAGAAGGCCTTAGGTCTACAGCAGACATTCAAAAAGATCTTAATAAATCTATAACCCTTCAAGGTAAATTAAATGCTACTATTTTTGATGGGAGAACTAAAGAAAATAAAATAGTAAAAGATTCTTTAGATGTACAAAGTGAAATTGTTAAAAAGAAACAAACAGAACTTCAGTTTGCACAAAAAGTAGACAGCTCTTTAGGGCTTGCGGGCAAATCATTAGGTGTAATAAATAAATTATTTGGAAACCAATTAGGAATTACTGGTGATATCTTAAAAAATTCAAGAGCTAGATTAGCAGCCCAAGATGGTAATATCAATAAAGTAAAAGGTTTAGGTATTGTTGCAAGTGAAACAGGTAAATCATTAATGAAAAACCTTAATGATCCCTTAACTTACATAAAAATAGCATTAGATTATTCAGACCAAATTAATAAGTTTCAAAAAGGATTAGGCTTATCATACCTTGAAGCAGCAAGTTTAAGAGGTGAAATGACTTCTATAGCAGCCGCTAGTGGTAATATGGCCATTAATTCTACAAAGATTCAAAAAACATTCATGTCTCTTAATGCAGAATTTGGCACTGCATCTACAACTTTAGCTACGATGTTTCCTGAAGTAGTTACGCAAGCAACCCAATTACAACAATTAATGGGTCTTTCTGCAAAGTCAACAGCAGCGTTTGCATCAGCAGCAATAAGAACAGGTAAACCTTTAAAAGACATTAAAGAAGATGCTATAGGAGCAGTTGTAGCAGCAGAACAAGAAACAGGAGCTAGATTAAATATTAAAGAAGTATTAGAGGCTACGGGTCAAATATCAGGTCAAGTTAGAGCTCAGTTAGAAGCTAATCCAGAAGCAATAGCAAAAGCAGTAGCAGTTGCTAAGCAATTTGGAATGGAATTAAAAAACATAGAAGCTACTTCTAAATCATTACTCCAATTTGAATCTTCCATAGAAGCAGAATTACAAGCAGAATTACTAACAGGTAAACAACTTAACTTAGAAAAAGCAAGATTAGCAGCATTAACAGGTGATTATGAAACATTAGCTAGAGAAATTAATAAAAATGTAGGAGATTTTAGTGATTTTAGTAAAATGAATGTTCTCCAACAAGATGCATTAGCAGCTTCTTTAGGTATGTCAACAGATGCTTTATCTGACCAATTACTTAAAAAAGCTGACTTAGCGGCATTAGCCCAAGAAGCAAGAGCAAATGATAATGAACAATTAGCACTACAATTAGAAGCTAGAAGTGCCTCAGAAAAATTTCAAGATGTTGTAGTAAAAATACAAACAATATTCGCTGACTTAGTAGGTGGTCCTTTAGCAGGATTTGTAGATTTATTAGGAAGTGCTTTAAATATATTAAATCCTGTTTTTATGGTGGTAGGAACTATAGCAAGTACTATAGCTAAAATGGCTTCTTTTGATTTTAAAAATATGAATCTCCTCGAAAAAACAGTATTTGCTATATCTGCTGGGTTATTAACTATTAAAGCTACATCATTAGCGATTAATCTTGCTCAAAAAATAGGATATGAATTAAGTTTTGCAAAACTACTCATGGAAGAAAGAGTAGCTGCAGTAAAAACGTATCAAAAGGTAACTGGTGGACAAATGAATTTAATCGACCAGGCAGCTGTATTTTTAGGTCTTAAAAGAGTAGCAGGAGAAACGTTAGTTAATACAAGTAAAAAAACAGGAAATAGATTAGGACTTGGGGGAATGTTAAGACAAGCAGGACAATTTATACTTAAAATGTTTACTTCACTACCCTTTCCCGCTAATTTAGCTGTGGGAGCACTAGGTGCAGGAATAGCAGCAGGACTAATAGGTAAATTTAGTAAAGGAGATGATGTTGTGTCAGGTGGGTATGGTAAAAGAGTATTATCTACCCCAGAAGGATCAATAGCATTAAATAATAAAGACACAATAGTAGCAGGAACAAATTTACAACAAGGTGATGATGTAATAAGTGCACCAGCAGGATCTGTATCAACTTCTTCTCCCACTATAGATTATGATAAAATGGCGGCTGCTATGTCAACTATACAAGTTAATTCACAAATGAGCTATGATCCATATGCTGCACGTAGTTCTCAAGGTGGTGTGTTTTATGGAAACCAAGCAAAAAAGAATAAATTGAACTAATATGTATAATAAAACAATATAATTATGGGGTTAAAAAATAAAAATTCAATATTTGATTTAGTAGCAGGAAACAACCCAGTTGAAAATATGGACAGTCAAATAGGACCTATTTCTCAACTCCCTACAGATTTAGCCTCTCAAGTACATGTAAACAGTTTACAAGTAGTACCAGGGGGATCTGAAAATTCCCAATTTCAGGATTTAGATGGCAACCAAGGACCACAATTCCAACAACCAACAGATATAGCTTCACAAGTCCACATAGACAGTTTACAAGTAGTACCTGGTGGAGTTCAAAATTCACCCTACCAAGATTTAAATGGTTTACCTGATCCTAATTTTAATACTTTAAATGGAACTAGTAATTCCCCATTTCAAAGTCCAACGGGGGATCACATGATAGACTTACTTACACAAAATGCAGTAAGTACAAACACAGGTCAAACTTATATACCAGCACCCAACAGTTCACCTTATCAAGATTTAGATGGTAATCAAGGACCACAATTTCAATTACCAACAACACAAGCATCTCAAACACACATAGATAGTTTACAACAAGTACCAGGTTTTTCTGAGAATTCACCTTATCAAGATTTAGATGGTAATCAAGGACCACAATTTCAATTACCAATAACACAAGCATCTCAAAAACATGTAGACTCATTAACTCAGCAATCTAGTTATCAACACGGTGATTCAATTGAATTTGTAGGCCCCTCACTTCAAGATTTAGATGGTAATCCAGGACCTGATTTTCAGGGTATAGTTCCTACATTACATGAAGATTCATTAACACAACAATATAGTTATCAACATGGCGATTCAGCTGAAATAGCAGGACCTGCTAACTTAGATTTAGATGGTAATCAAGGACCTAATTTTACTAATGGTACTGATTCAACATTGCATGTAGATTCTCTATTAAACATATATAATTACCAACACGGAAATGGATCAATAGGAGTGGTTTCAAACGCATCAGCAGGACCCTCTACTTTAGACTTAAATGGTAATCCTGGACAATTATTTGATAGTGGAATATCTTCCACTTTAAAACAAGATTTATTAGCAAGTGTATATCAAAGTGGTATAAATCCAGGAGCAAGTTATGGGGCAGGACAACCAGGTGGAATTTGGCCTAGTGTAAATCCATCACCTTTAGCTTCAACCCCATTTGCTGATTTAAATGGTATTATGCCATCACAATATTTAAATAACTTTCCAGATTAATAAAACATGGCTTTAAAAGAATTATTATCAGGTCTTGAAGGTGGTTTAGATGCATATCCTAATCACAATACCCCCTCAACGTCAGGGGGCTTTAATTATGAAGGATCTACTTCTGTGTTTGACAACAAAATATTTAGACAAAAATCTTTTAAATTTGGTCAGGGAACAACATTCGACAGACCAAATGGAGGATTTAGTAGTGAGCCTTTCATAACAAGTCCTACGATAGACATATTATCAGGAAATCCTGGTTTAGAAACAACAATAAACCTATTTACTGATGGTCTTATAAGAGGGGGAGCTATAACACACGCTGAAAGATTAATTACAGATGGAGAAAGAATAGGTAGATTTTTAATTTCACCTAAAGGTTTAGCATTTATAACTAAACAAGTAGGTCTACAATTAACTAATCCTAAAATAAGTGAACCAGGTGTAAATATTTCTAGAGCAAATCAAAGAACTTACAATGTAGGTATAAATACTTTAGCATCAGTAGTATCTGCTGGAACGGGACTTTATATTAAAAGAGAAGGACGAACACCTATTGCACGTACAGGATATGTTCAAGCTTCAAAATTATTTAAAGATGATAACAATAACAGATTATGGAATTTATTTGAGGACCATATAGAAAAACAAACAACTTTTAAAGAAGAAAAAGGTAAATTAGGTAAATTCTTTTCTAATGTAGGAGAAGGTCTTAGAAAAGCTAAAAACTTTTTATTAGGAGATAGTGGGGGTAAACCACTATATGCTTACAATGGGGGACCTGGATCTTTATTTGGTATAGGAAGAACACAAATAAGAAAATACGCACCTTATATCACAGACACAGAAGGAAAAGGAATATCTAGGGATGAAATAGAAACGGGATATCTTGGGGGAGTTAAATTTAACAAAAAGTATGGCGATAGTTCAAATTATGGGGTATCAAATGTATTTACAACTGGCGAGAATCCGTTAGACCAATCCTCCTTTTCTTTATTTGACAAAGACCCAAAACCAGCAGGAGAAACATTATTCAATGAACTTAATATAACTGATCAATATAACCCAGAAACAAAATTAAATAATCCTGCTGCAGCATCAATAATATTTGGAGATGAAAAATCATTTTCTAAATATCAACCCCACTCTCTTTTTGATTTAAGATATAGTCCTTTTAAATACCAATCAAAGGAAGACAAAAAGGATAATTACCATGAAGCTTTAGTAGGATATAACCATGTATTATCCCTAAGACATATGGGTAATGTAGCCTTGTTTGAAAAATTAAAAACCCCACAAGGAAATCAACCTACAGAAACTTTTTTTAATTCTGGAGGAAAGATTGCGCTTAGGTCAGCTGAATTTGGTGAAGATTTAAATTATAAAAATCGTGAACCTGATTCTGGTTATAGTTTTAGTCCCCAGACATATTTTGAAAAGGATAATTACAAAGTATCTCCAAATGATCTTCAAGATTTCCGAAAACTAAAAAAAGACGCACTAGGAACTAATTATCCACAACCTTTTACAGATTATCAGCAGAAAACAAATCATAGAAGGTCATATTATAGAGAACAACGTGTTAATATGGGTAATCCAGGAAAACGATTAGCAGGAACAACAGGTAAAAATATATTTGGTACTACTACTGATTCTTACGACATGTATGATGAAAGTACAATAGATAAAATAAATGCTTTAGACATATTTCGGCAAAAGAATAATGACTATGAAAAAGCAGATGCAAGAGATTTAATAAGATTTAGAGTAGAAGCTTTAGATGGAGATGATCCCTCTCAAGCAGACACAATGATTTTTAGAGCATTTTTAGATGATTTTGGAGACAACTACTCAGGTACTTGGAATAGTTTTAAATATAATGGTAGAGCCGAAAATTTCTACACATATGGTGGTTTTGACAGAAAATTAAGTTTTTCATTTAAAATAGCAGCCCAATCAAGACATGAAATGGTACCAATATATAGAAAATTAAATTTTTTAGTGTCACAAACAGCCCCCGATTACAGTGGTACAAGAATGAGAGGTAATTTTTGTAGATTAACTATTGGTTCTTTAATAGACAGAACACCTGGATTTTTTACAGCTGTAAGTTTAAAATGGCAAAAAGATTATCCTTGGGACATAGCATTAAATCATTTAGAAAGAAACGTAACGCGGAAAACGGAAGATGCAGATGGAGCAATGGTAATGCCCCACGTATTAGATGTTAATTGTTCGTTTACACCAATTCACAACTTTATACCTAAAAAGTCAATTTCAGATTCACCATTTATTATGTCTCATGAAAATAATAGATATCTACAACCCAACCAAAAATGGTATAAAAAAGGAGCAGCTGAAAATGTAAATAAAGCCTTCATGCATCATATAGAGGGTTTAAAGACAGCAACGCAAAGTGATTTAGAACTATTAGATGATGGTACATCTCTAGAAAGGATGGAAGTAAGAGATGGTCTTCTTCAAAGTGGTATCCCAAGTGAAATCCCAGCTTTAAGAGCTTTCCCATCAAATCCAACAGATGTACTGGATAGGATGGAAGTAAGAGATGGTCTTCTTCAAAGTGGTATCCCAAGTGAAATCCCAGCTTTAAGAGGTCCCCAATTGGCTACACCTCAATCTGGACGTGGATCTGGTGGATCTGGAATGGGTAGAAAATATTTTGATGATTTAGAAAATGAATTATTAGGGGGTTAAAAAAATAAAATAAAAAATAAAAATGGATAGAATACGTAAATTAGCTATAAAAACAAACAACAAAAAAAGATACTATAGACACATAGAATATCCTGAAATACCCTTGAGTGTAGGTGATGTGTATGTTACAACAAGTTTTGGAGACAGATTAGACAATTTAGCTAATGAATATTATAAAGATTCAGAATTATGGTGGATAATATCTTGTGCTAATCCAGGCGTGGTTAGACGAGATTCTTTTTTTATAAAAACTGGTCTTCAAATACGAATTCCCACAGGAATAGAAAATATAAAAAGAAAATTTGAAGAATTAAATTTTTAAAATATGTCAATTTTTAAAGAAAGTTTTAGACAATTTGTACAACAACAAATGAAAATTCGAGAAGCTGTTATTTCTAAAGGAAATAATGGAGGTTCAAGATTTTCTGGGAATACTGTTGATTTATCTAAAGTAGGAGGCAAAAAAGACCAAGCAATAGACTCATCAGCTTTTTTCACTAACACAGTACAAAGACAATGTGTTATTAGAATGTCTTCAGGGTGTGATATAACTGATTTTGGAGCAACGGAATTTGCTGAAGGAGGTAAATATGAAAAATCAAGTCATATAAAAGGAAGTGGTTTAGCTCGAAGATACATTCTACAAGGAGGTACACTAGCAGTAGACAGAGAAACCTTAGAATATTCAGATAGCTCTACAACAACCACAAACCCTTCAAGTGTAAGCACAACTAGAACACGAAAAGAAAAATACAAATATAAATTAGGAAATAGAAGTGGGTTTAGGGGTATTTCCCCCAATGATTTTGGCACAGCTTATGGTGATCCAACTATTAGAGCTAACCCAGGAGAAGATTATGGTTCAGTGCCTATGCCGGGTATTACAACTGCCAACATTAGAACTAAATCAGCGTATGGTTCACTTCGTGAAGCTAAAGTAGAATTTGTTTGTCACAATCAACGTCAATTAGAAGCTTTAGAATTACTTTACATGAGACCAGGTATTCCTATTTTACTTGAATGGGGTTGGACACCTTACATTAACAATAAAGGTAAAAGAACACTTGATTTTCCTTTTATTGGTGAATGGTGGATAGCTGAAGGTAGTATGGATTCTATTAATAGACAAATAATACAGGAAAAAGTAAAGTCAGGAGGCAATTATGATGCTTTAGCAGGAATGTGTAAAAACTTTTCTTACAAAGCAAGACCCGATGGGGGTTTTGATTGTACCACAGAAATAATAGCTCAAGGTGAAATTATAGAATCATTAAAAGGAGAAAGTACTGTTATAGACGTAACTCCTTTTACAATTGGGGGAAGTACCACTCCTGCTAATACTACATCTCATGATTTTTTAGAAGTAGGATTAAAGGATTTTGTTAATTTTTCTAATGCAGTAGATGCTAGATTAGGAAAGAATTATTTCCTAGGAAATGAGATTGAAGCATTAATCCAAGGAGGTTTATTAGCCCCCGCTGCTGCACCCCACTTATCATATTATTTTGGTTTAAATGATTTATCAAAAGAAGAATTAGTAAAAATGGAATTTGGAGACGCAAGTCTTAGCATAGATGAATTAATTTTAAATGGGATAAAAACATTTATTCTTACCCCTGAAACCAATTTTCCTCTAGGTGGCTTAGATGAGAACTCATTTAAAATAAATGCACCTTACATAAGGTGGGATGCCTTTTGTACTTTTTTAAATTTATTTGTTATAAATAAATCGGCAGTAGGTATTCCCATAGTTACATTTTCTACAAACACAGTAGTTGATGAGGACTTACCAAATCCTAGAGTAGAACCCTTACTAATGTCAAGAGTTAACGTAGATTCAATTCCCACTGTAGATGGACAACCTTTTAAACATAAAGTGGTAGATATAGACACAGATTGGTTTGATGGTGTATGGGATTTTTCTGCTACTTTTAGCGTAAATGCAGTTTTAAATGCTTCTGTAGATCCATCCATATGTTTATTTCCTGAACAATTATCTTTTTCTGCTGAAGGTAAATTTTCACCCATATTATATCTTGGGGCAATAGCTATAGGTTTTGGGGTAGGATCATTAGCAGGAGGAGCTATAGGAGCAGGAGCAGGAGCAGTAGCAGGAGGAGCTATATATAAAAAATGGGCTGGTGATACTAAAATGACTTCCAATAAGAAAAATAGTAGAAATATAGGCAACATATATATAAATCTAAAAAGACTACAACGAATATATAAAGACCAAAGATATGATGGTGAGGGAGAATTAAATGATGATTTTAACTTACATGATTTTATTAAAAAAGTGTGGGATGACATATCTGCAGCTTCTGGAAACAAACATAACTTTATAATACACAATGATTTAGAAAGACCAAGTGTGTTAAGAATTATAGATGCTAACTTTCAAAAAGATGATGAATTAACACCCGATAAAATTCATGAACTAAACATACAAAGTAATGACACTATTTGTAGAGACTTTTCATATAATTCAGTAATCCCAAGTGCAATGTCAGCTACCATTGGGGTAGCTATGCAAAACCCAGACAGTATACAAGATATAGATGGAGCTACATTTGCGGCTATGGCTAGAGGAATTAAAAGTAGGTTTCATGTTCCCACTAAAACAGAAGTAGTAGCACCTACAGACGATGAACAAAATAAATCAATAGACAAATATAATGGAATTATTACCAGCGCAGGAGATATGTTTTCAAACTTAGCATCATTTCAGGGGAGAATAATGAAAGGACAAATGCAAACGGTAGATGACGAAACAGGAGAACCTGAAGCTCAAGAAGAAATTTCACAAGCTCAACAAAGTCTTAAAAGCTTTTTTAATCATATTATTAAAATAGAAACACTCCACAGTGAAGATGGTGTATATAAAAATGGTGTTAACTATTATAAAGGTTATCCTAAAAAATTTCAAAACGCACCTCTTGTTTCATCAGTAATACCCCTAAAATTTAATGCTAAATTAGATGGTATAAGTGGAATAACAATTGGAAATGTGTTTAAAGTAGAACAATCAAGATTACCTAAGGGATATAGAGGAAACGACATAGCTTTTGTTTGTATGGGTGAACAACAGGCAATAACCGCGGGTCAAGATTGGACAACTGACATACATGGACAATTAGTACTTTTACCCCCAGATAAACCAATCGTGGTAAAGAAGACACCAGTAATAGTTAATTTAGGAACACCTCCTCCAACAAATA